AGATTCCACGGTGAGTTCCCTCTTGTCCGTGCTCGTGGTCGATATGCCAAACGTCGTTGAAACCCTTACCCCACGTTAACCCCGTGCGCCCACAGATTGCACAGGCATCGCCTTGGGATGCGAGCAGTTCGTCCCGCTCTTCTACGGATTCAATACCGTAACGAAGATGCATCTGTGATTCAATACGGGACTTGTACATGTACTCCGGTCGTTCTTGTGCCCGGACCTTCATTCGCAAATTATGACAAACTCGGCATTTACTGCCGCCGCCCTTACAAGGCATACGGGTCTTGGGGGTTAACTCATGACCGTGTACACAATGAGAATGCTTAGGCCACCGTATCTCAGGAGGGACGGGTGGGTTGTACCTGCGATATGATTTATTTCGATTGACTCGACGACATTCTTTACACTGTACAACACCCTCGTGCGTGTAGGAATTCTCAGGAGTATATTCATGTCCATGTCTACAGTATTTATCCATACCGTAATCATAACCCAAAATAACCAGCACGTCAAGGAAAATCGTAAGTTATTGATTCTAAACTAGTAAGACCAGGGTCCATACGGGGAAGCAGGACTAATGGGGTTATAGCTGTACCCGGTATCCATCACGTTCGTCTGTGGCACAAATCCCCAATCGTCTTCTTGGTTAGCGCCAAACATCATCGCGTTGGTAAGCGCCTGCTGCCAGAGTTTGTATTCAATCTCGAACTTCGCCCGGACTTCTTTGAGCGGGGAACGACGATAGCACTGGGCAAAAAATCCCTGCTTGAAGAAAGTGTAGAAGTCATCTGGAATCGGGTCGAGCATAGTACTAAGCGACTTGATGAATGGCACCTTCATTTGACCGACTGGCTGGATGAACCACACCGGGCCTGTTTGACAAGGCAGTGGGTTGATTCGGTAACCTTGGCCTTTCGGATTGACTGCGGTCCATTGGACTGTTCCATCCGTCACAACGGTAGAAACAATGCTCTGATTCTGCACGGTTGGATAGGTTGGATTTTGATTCACAAGAAAAGGGTTAGTATTGCCACAGGTTCCGTACCGGGTAAGAGTCCAAAGATTTCCGAAAGCATCTTTGATCGCCGTAGTCGGATTGATGGGCTGCGCGATTGCAGCGCTAGGATCGTTATACACTACGCCAGGGCCGGGTTGTGATTGCCCGGTCGGAGTCAATTGTGTAGATGCTCCCCACGTGCCCGCCTGCATAGTATCATTCTGCATCCAGCAAATGCGAGCATCATTGTTCGTCGAAAGATTGAAAGTGATCAGGAGGTCTCGCTTTACGATGACCGGATATACAGGCTTTGGGAATTGTGTACTGCTATAATTTACAGCCGTGCAACTCTCCAACCAGCCTACCGCTACCTGATTCGGAATGAAATAATCCTGTTGCCAACTGTTAATGAAGAACGGAGTCTCTACGGCACGATTCCACTTCCAGTTGAAGGGCTGGCCGTTAGGTCCGCCTGCGAGCATGTTCTGCATTACGTCGTTCGCGATAGATAGCGCAGGGGCGTCGGAGAATCCGCCAGCCGGGATGGCAGGTGCGAGTTCACCATTACTGCGAGCGTCATCCACCAAATCCTGTAGCTGTATCGAACTGTTTCCCATAAATCTCCTTAAACACAAAAATATGAGCCTTGGCGGGTTGTACGAATACAATCCCGCCCACAAACCGGGCTCTGCGGCGATAAGCGTTCCCCTTGGCGCGGGGCCATCTCCGCGCTCAGCGGCAGTTCGAATTATCTAGGCTTTCGTTTTTCGGTGGTTGCGAGTTCATTTACTCGCGTCACGAATGCGGGGTTAGTGGTCACATGCGTTCGATATACGTCAGAAGACATGCGGTCCACATCTGCACTGGTCAACAGTGCTACTTGTTCGGCGGATAGCGATTGTGTCTGGCTCATGATTACCTCAGGTTCGAATTCTTGACCGCCTGTCGGTAGTCATTCGTCGCGTCCACCCACTGTTCAGACTTCTCATCCCACTTGCTAAATTTGCAGATGACGGAGCCCGAGGCGGTGTTATTGGTTTCAAAAGCAACTGCCTTACGATATTCCACTTCCGCTGCTGCGAATTTCTCGGGGGAGAATACACCATCCACCGGAGCAACAACCTTACCCTTCGCGCTGAAATAGAAGTTATCCTTGACTGGCGGGAGCCACGTCTTACCACAACGGAGACAACGAACCCAGAAGTCGCCATTAATCATCTGGTGCTTGATTACAGCGTACTGCGGACTGTTACCGCCCGTGCTGAGAACTTGCAGGTTGCGCTGAGAAACTACGCCACCTTTCTTATGAGTACAGGCGTTCTGCTTCGCATCGTCTTCACGCTTCTGGGCGGCGAACACTTTACCCTGTTGCTCGCGATCCATCGCTTTCTGTTTCTGTTTTGTGACTCGATCCGCGATAGTTCCGCGTTTCTCCTCGATGCTCAACTGTCGTTCTGTCTTCTGGAGTTCAAGATCGGCCAACTGCGCCCGCTTGATACTCAGTTCAATCGCTGCGATCTCATCTGCAGCATTGGAATAAACCTTCTGCTTTTGTTCTTCCATACTTCCTCCTAGTATTTACTTCTGATTCCTCCACGAATGCACTGTGGTGTTGTAGCGTTCCCATGCGGGTGTCATCTTCGCTGGGCCAAAATATTTTATGATCTGTGCTTCAGTGATCATTCCTTTAAGCAACATCTGTAGCAAACAGGTTCGATACCCCCGATGACTCTCATTTAAAGGAACGCCATGATCATCAAATCGCATAATACTGAGTTCAGGCATAAACCCTAGTTGCACCCAACAAGCGACTTCTGCTTCTTGTGTGCCAAACGCTTTTTGTACGAGTAAAGTAATCTTATCTGCATGTGGATGTGCCCGATACCAGCACTTCAAGCCCACTTTATCCCGCAGTGTATTAATGAACTCGGAAGAATGTAATATCCGACCCATGCGTTCTTCTACATTGTTATATTCGTCGGGTGCTACAAACTGATATTCTTTGGCTACTTCCTCATTGCCTTCCTTCCACCGGGCCAATTCTTCTTTGGTCTGGTTGCTGGAATCATCGTGTATACGTGTAGAATATTCCGCGATTGCGGCTTCCATCTCGGGAGTTAATTGTTCATCCGCCATGTAAGATTCCCATGGTGCAGATTCGACATTTCTAGTTCCCTGAACCTGTTTTATTTGCTCGGGTGTGAGATGGCTATCTATCGCTTTCGGTGCGCTAGATTCCCAGCGCTCAAGATACTCCTCATTACTAACGTGCGGCATATTCTCCTCCACTTTTCTTAGGCTCAGGCGTCCCTCGTACTCATGGAGGAGCCTACGCATGCGCGAAACCCACGTACACGTTACGGATCAGGTAGCGCAACCATGGACACTTTGTTTGCCTTCTAGACGACAAACGCCATTAGCCATAAGTATAGGGAATAACCCCTCACGCTTACGGCACGTTCGACACAAATTACAAATCTTCTTGACACATATCGCGGAACGCTTGATCGTTTTTATGTTGAATGTTTTTGAGTCTACGTAAATCGCTGACAGTTTTTCTCAGCCTTCCTATCAATTTACGTTGTCTCGTGTGCTCGGTTCGCAGTAGTTCTATCGACTCTCGCAAAGCCTTTACGATTGTAAGTTCTTCCATACTTCCTCCTCCAAGGAATGAGAGGGCTAGCCGCAAAGCGAGTAGCCCACCCAAGGTATTACGGGATTACGTTCACCAACACAATCGCGTACAATCGCATTATCGGTTGGCCTTGTGTACCAGCAATAACGCTGTCAAACGTCGGGAAATGAATCCCGACACCTGTCTGGCCAACGTGGGAAGCAGTGATGAGACCGCTTGCCGATACGCTAGCAATCAGGGCAGAGTATGCAACCTGATTAGCGAGTAAACCATTGCCACTGATTGCATTGCTAGGATTGTAGAATGCACCCGTTGGATAATCAGACTTGTACGTCGGTGAATTGACCGGGGCTGTATAAGTGGTGTTAGCCACATCCTTTATGATGGTTGTAAGTTGGCAAGTGTTACTATATGCCACACCATTGACTGTCTTACTGCCTAGACTCAGTGTAAGATTATACTGAGCAACGGGGTGCTTAGCAGAAGACACTGCGCCGATACCTTGACCTGTCTGGAACCCGGTCGTACCCTGTGTGGCCCCTGCGCCACCGCTGTTATTAACAACGTTGGTGCCTGTTACTTGGACATAAGCTGCAACTGCGAGCCCGTCCGTAGGATTGTGCTGTGGATTTGGATTTGCCATAGATTATTCCTTTTTCTTCGGACTAGCCGAGACTACGATGTACCACCTGTAACCGTGACGATTAGATGCGCGAAAATCGAATCAATCGGAGTTTCATCCATAACTGTTGGGGTTCCGTCGTCCCCATAAATCGTTCCAGTCGTATTCAGGAAAGTCGGAATTTGGAATTCAACTACGCACTGTCCCGCTACACGTCCTCGAACCGTAAATGGGTTACCATCGCTGTCATCAAGAGAAGCGGGGGCCGCAAATGTGTTGCTATATTTATTTGCGTTAGATGGCCGATACCATGCAGGATTAGACGAAGGGAAATTGTTATACACAATCGCGTTCCATCCAACCTGAGAAGCCCCTGTTGGTACCGTAATAACTTCGGCAGCCGCTATAGTCACTGCACCTGAACTAGTTACGATGCCCGCGAGTGCGCGACCATTCAAAGTGCCGCCGCCTAGGGTGATGCTCGTGTTGGCCAGAATGTTTCCATTCATCAAGGCTCCGGGGCCAACAGATGTAAAGGAACTTCCTGCGATCCAGAACACGTTACTTGCCTGTGCTCCGTTCTTCAGAGTTACTGTGCCTGCGATTGCCTGCGTAATAGTCGATGCGGTCGCGTAGAACACGAAGATTGCATTCGGGTTCCCCTGAGCATCCAAAGTAACCGGAGTGGTAATTGCGATGGAACTAGGGCTTACATACTTACCAGCGAACCAAGTCCCATTAGGTGCGCCTGCGCTGCCTTGTATACCGCTCGATCCGATGTCGGCAGTGGTAAGTGATGCAGTGGTAGGCAGCGCAAGCAGAGCGTTATACTCGATTAGAGCCGCAGCCAAAGCAGCCTGCGCGTCTGCGTTGTCCACAGTCGCTGGGGGTGGGTTGAAACCTGTGATAGATGTGGTTGGAAATGATCCAATGACTCCTCCTGCGATGGACGTACTTCCGGTGTTCGTAATTCCTGCGGCTGCAAGGATCGCATAATTCGCGGCGGAACCTAGTGCCAGATTCCCTGCGGACGATCCGACAGTTGCGCCTGCATCATCGATTGCCGAAGATGTCACGACGACGGACCCGCCAATAGGAACGTTTACGGTGTACTGGGAGACACCACGCGTGCCCGCTACGGGGGTGCGTGTTTGCACTACGCCCGTTCCAGTCAATTTTACTGCTGCTGCAACGCCGAGACCGCTTGTAGGAACGCCCCCGACACTTGAGTTACTCATATACTTCCTTTTCTGAAAGAGCCGTTACTCTTGTCAATATTTCAGTCACACATGATCACAGACTCAACGGCACGCCTGCTTTTAATCTTCTGCTGCTCGTAACAAATACTCAGCAGCTTTCTTCAAAATCTCAGACAATTGAACAGATCAACAGCTTGTTTAGGCATGATATTCTCCTTATTTATAGAGAATTATCATGCCATAAACTAGTTGTCAACACCTAAATTATCTTTATTCTCAATGACTTAGGAGATAGCCGAAGCGGCATCTATCTGACGCTGACGGATGGTCGTGTCAGGTCCGAGCGATGTCGTGAAGTGCACACGATAGCTGGTCCATCCGGGGATCAACCCTTCAGGATCGGCAACAGTTGGTTCTGCGTTCTGAACAATATTACATTCGATATTTCGCCATTCACCGTCACCGAATCCGGTGTCACCCTTCGCTCCGAGGTTGATGGAGAAGATACCATCGCGTCCGAAGATGTAGGTGCGGAGTGCGGTCAGACCCGTGATGCCGCTGTAGTTCGAGGTCTGAGTGACCAAGTTGGTCTGGTAGAAATCCACGCCCGTAGTAGGCAACGTGATGACTTCAGTCAGATCAACCGAAACGAGACTGTCCATCTTCATCTGGCCCACCGGGGTGTGCTTCAGAATATCGATTGGGGAATCGTTGCTGTTATCAGCAAGGACATCACCCAAAGCGAATGGATGGATCACGCCTGCGAAGCTCTTGGAACCTTCGTCGAACGGTCGAACGCTGCGACCCGCCAGCGACTGAACGCTGTTACGAATCTGAGAGAGCGACAGAGCGGTGAAGCTCGAAGTGCTTGAAGCGGCCAGTTCGGTCAAAACACTGGCGTCGATGCTCGATGCACCGTCGGCAGTTGCACGCACGAGTGCGGACAACGATTCGCCAAGACGGTAAGACATTTCACGAGCAACGTTCTCAACGGTGTTGTCAATCGCGGTAGCGAGAGACAGCGAGGAGAAGTTAGCGTAATCGGCATATTCACCGATAGTCGCCGTGGTAGTCAGAACGGAAACGCTCAGAGACGAACCAACAGTCCCTTCTGTAGTCTGGTTGACGTTTGCAGCCAACGGAACATACATGAACATCTCGTACTGGTTACCTGAATTCACTGGCAAGTCGAGACGTTCCGAGCATGCGACGAACGAGGTTTGTGCCTTCAAATTCTCACGGAACTTTTTGTCAAAAAACTTTACCGTGGATTGAGGCAGGTTGGAAAGCTGGTTACCCGCTGGGGAGAAAGCCATATTTTATACCTGTTTTATCGACGAGGGCGTGGGGGACGGGTTGCTTCCAACTCGTTCACACGTTTGACAAACGCTGGGTTTGTCATAATCTGCTTCCGGTAATCTTCGGAAGGCATATCGTCGATCATTCTCAAAGTCAGTGATTCCATTTCAGTTGTAAGCATCGCGCCACCCACAGGGGCAACACGGTTATTCAAGCCTGATGGAACATGACTCTGTCGCTTTTCTTGCGGCACTGGGACTTCGTTAATTCGAACGGGTTCCACTGCTACAGCCTGCGGTTCCGGCTGTATTTCCGCCATGGGAGCCACAACTGGTGTGACTGCTGGCGGAACCTCACGCACGATAGGAGAAGAAAGAAGCAATCCGGCTTCTTCCATCTTTGCTTGGGCAAATTCAAAATTCTTAACGGATGGCTTTAGCCCTGTCTTTGTCATCCATTCACAAACTGTATTAACGTTCTCGGCACACGCATAAAATTCAGGGTGCCGTTCGAGCCAAACTTCAGCGTTCTGACGAGCGAGAATCTGCTGCGTCTGTTGCTGTTGTTCGTTTAATGTCTCCCGCAATTGCGCGGGTGGAACGCCTAGCGAGGACTCTAAAAGTCTATCGCGGGCGGATTCAAACTTCGCCGGATCATTCATGTCCTGAGAGATAGCGTATCGTTCTTCTGTTGTAAGCGGCTTCTCTTTGAACTGTACGAACGCCGGAGTCCGTTCTAGCTCCGTTGGTAGAGAGTCTACCTCAGGAGTTCCAAGACGGGCTTTGCGTTTTACATCACGCATGCCAAGGATAGAATTGCTGTGGGCTGATTCCAGCTTCTGGACAAGTTCTTCCATGGTGGTGTAACTAAAACGTTGTTTGCCGCCGACGGGACGGTTATGTTCGTCCATAGGCTGATATTCATGCCATTTCAATTCCGGCGCAACTACGATAGGGGCTACCACAGGCGCGGTTGGTTCAGGTGTAATCACTGGTGTACTCATACAAATCCTCCTCCAAGGTTACTGCAATTCCGGTATATCTGTCGCATCCTCAACTTGTGGTTTACGATTGCTATAAGCGACGATCTGACACTCATACTCGATTTTTTCCATAAGTGCCGTGTAAAATTGGGCTACGCCTTTTGCGATGAAGTGGGCAGCGAGAACTTCTTCTTGCTTCGAGGGATTAGTATCGAGCAATTTAAAATTGAATTTGCGAACTTGATCTTCCATAATTCGCTGCATGATCTCGAAGCCCCGTTGCTTTACGCTTGCGGCTAAGATTCCACGCTCATCGTCGGTGAGTACCAACTCGATGTCTAACCCTTTTAGTTCGTTAGTTACTTTAAGCATGTCTCCTCCAAGAGTTGCTATCGTGTGGCGGTATCCAGTTGGTCTTGTGTAAAAGCTAAAGGCACATCTAAGCTATCTGCGGATTTATCACCCATAGAAGTTACGGCGACAATACTTCCATTCTCGTCAAATACTCCAGAACCGGAGTCTCCCCCAAATGTTGGTAAAATGAAATTTTCAAACTGGACAGTCAATGCCGGGTCCAAGTCTTTCATAGTGGAATACTTGACAAAATAACCACTACGATAAACGTCGGTGTTATCTCCCGGCGATCCCCAGACATGAACAGATTCGTTTGCAATAAGTGTTCTTTCATTGATGCTGGCCCACGTCTTGAAAGTCCGATCTACAAGATAAATTACGTGATCGTTACCGTCAATTATTGCAGCAACGATTTTAATAGGGTCTTTCTCGGCGTCCAAACGAATCAGATTACTATCCATGAAACAATGTTGAGCGGTCAAAATCGCGTGTGGGCCCACAACCGTGCCGGAACAGTGTCCGACTTCCTGATCCCAGTTATCACCTTTTAACAGATCAAAAACGGCAATACGGTGAGTAGTCGCATGCTGTTGTTCTACAGCCGTCTTCGTTACAAGGGCAGATACCGGGACAGGTTCGGTCGTAGGGACGGACATGCCTAACGCCAGCATGAGTGCTAGTACAAAAGCTTTCAACATATAGTCTTTCCGTACAGAGCATTCATTAGGCTGGTTCTCTCGCGAGACCCTCTGTTCCAGCGGCTTTGCACGCAATCTTATTACCCATCATTTTCAAGGATAAGAATCTTCGGTACTCAGCACTATATCGCCGCTTAGGGCGAGTTTTAGCTATAACACGTAAGTTGGCTTTAGCAGATTCGGATAGCCTCCTACCGAGACCACCTTCCCCACCATCAGTAGAATTGTATCCATATAAGCGACTCTTAGCCCGCAAGGCTTCTATGAATAAAATCTCTACAAAATTACCCAATTCAGAAACTTCTACTATAACATCAAGAGCAAATGCTTCCATCCCATACTTTCGAACAGCGTTATAGAATCGTGTTCTTTTACCTAACCGGGCTCGCACACAATGATCCCAATGCCTAACTTTAAGTTCGTTATCCGTTTTCCCCACATATACTTTCCCGTTTACACGGTTTGTATATTTATAAATTATCGTCATAATCCCCTTTCTGATACAAAAGGTAGGAGAGTGGTATCAGCACTCTCCTGATTGACTGATAGCGAATCAGTCAATTATAAACTACATAACTTGAGGCTGTTGTCCTTCGAGACCGCCTGTAGAGGGTTCTCCCTCGACAGTCTCGCTCAACCCTGATGCCTTGGCCGAAGCAATAACGAGATCACGCTTGATACGGTTGTTAGAGGACTGGTCCTCAAGTTCTTGTTTCTGTACAAACTTCTGCTGTGTACTCTGGTTTGCAGCCTGCATCTTCACCGCGTTCATTGCAGCAGGAGAATTAGCTTTCTGCTCTGCGATTTCGTCTGGCGTCATCGGTATGACTATGTCATTGCCGTTTTTCCATTCGCTGGCTTCCATCCACATCTTAAAGATCGTAAGGAAGTCAATTTTCTTTCCCTGTTTGGCGAGTGACTCCGCTAATTGGGGATTGTCGAGGAATTGGGTAAGCATAGTCATGCTCTGGGCCATAGTACGTTTCGCGGACATTGCAGCACCCGCTAAAACTTCGAAGTCCATAACAGCATCCCAATATTCTTGCATGCCGATGGATTTCGTTAATGGCTTACCAAGCACTTCACCTAAAATGTGGAGGATGGTAGCGTCCGACATTTTCGTGAATACGAGTTCATCCACGATATATAACCATGGTTTGAACACCTGTTCGATGAAGTTGTCTAGCGGACCATCCAGTCTCGTCGCTGATGCTGACGCCTGTATTGCTGCTCCACCAGAGGTTCTACCCATGCTGGAACGCGGTCCTGATGAACTACCCTGTACTAACTGTTGATCTGCGCCGGATGAAGATTCAGTCGCCTGTTCGGATTCCTTCAACGCCTGCCAAACATCAGAAGGCACTTTCGGAGTTTCCATCAGTTTGAATGCTTTATCCGCTTCTCCATCTACGGTCATGACCTTACCAACGCTGGTCTTAACCATCTGGGTGAAATTGTTTCCGTCACGTCTTTTTAGATAAATCGGGTTTACGCCGTATGACAAAATCTTGAGAATCGCGTTAATTGTTCCTTGGTCAACTCTCTGATTCTGACCTACGATAAGACCTAGACCCATACCATAAAACGACTTCGGTCGGTTCCACCAGTTGGCAGATAAAAACGGCAAACGTTTGAATTCGTTGTCGCCTTTATATAATACTTTCTGGCCTTTTAGGACGATGATCTTTTGTCGTCCATCCCAGTACTCAAGAACTTCCAACTTAGTCATCAGCGGGTTAGGCGTGATTCCGATATTGGAATCCTGAGCGTGGTGAACCGCGCCCTTCATGTATAAGGCCTGCTCAACCATCTGGTTCGGTGCTGATGGTGATTGCACTGCCCACATGTCTTTGAGATTATCAGGGAAGGACCAACCTTCCATTACTGCAGGGTTGTCTTTCGCCTCTAACTCTAACGCAATCCTGATAGCGTCTAAATCGTAGAAGTCCATCGCACGGACATCAATAGCCCATCGCGCTTCTCTAATATCTGCGACCGCTAACTTAGGATCGACGAGGACGGCGTCCAAGGGGCGATGCTCGAAGAACGGCATCGGGACAACCTTAGTCGTTGTGACGATATTAGGAGGTTTATCCTCGGGGATAAGATGAGTGTCAGGCGAATTATCGGGGCCCGTTTTTATGGCAGCAACGGCGGCTTTACGCTTGGATGTAGTAATCTCAGTCCAATCATATCCCCACTTCCAGATTCCCGTGCCGAGATGGGCCATCGTTTCGAGACCCCATTTCGTCTCTGTTTTAAACTTACTCTTGTCTAATATGTAAGAGAACAAAGCGGTCTTGGCATCCGTAATCTCCTGCTTGACGCCGGGGCGCGGACGAAGAATCATTGGCGGATCATCGTAAAACATACCCTTATACAATTGCGGGACAACCGAATTGCAAATCTTAGCAACAGTAAACCGCACCACATTAGGTTCGAGAACATACGTATTCTCGTATACCGTCATGGGGCGTGGTGCTTGAAACAGCAAGTCCGCATCTCTCCAGAGAAGGTTCCACTGTTTGTTCACAAGAAAATCACGTGCAGCTTGGGCTGATTGAATGACCGTTCCTAGGTGTGCGGAAAGATCGTCCTTCACTTCTTTTAATTCGCCCGATTTATTGTAGTTCTCGCCAGTAAGTGTTGTATTCGGATTACCGTCGGCCACCAATTGTGAATCAACCATTTCGGGCATATCGCTCCTAATCGTACAGCCCTGCATCTGCTAACGGGTCACTGTAACTCCCGGCATTTTGATGTTCTTTGACCGCGTCCTGCGTAGACTTGTCAGGATGATCCAAAGCTATGTTGAGAGCGTGCTGCTTAAAACACTTATCAAAAGTGCCCTTGCCATAGATATGATCGTACTGCTGCTTCTGTTGTGAACTAATTACAAAGTCCGGGGAGGCCTCTTGTTTCTTACCTTCCATGTCTGCATAAGAAGAGAACTGGTCAACAAGGATTGAGAGTGCGCTCACAATATCGTCATGTGTACTCGCTGCGGTCCCGAAATGGGAGAGTTCTGTGTAGAGTTCTTCGAGCCCGACCATCTGATTAGCAAATAATAATCGGTCATCTCCAAGGTATCTGAGAACAGGCTTAGCCTTCTGATCTTTGGCCGTAGCCTTACTACCTTTGCCTAGGGGTACAAACTCGATAGGTACACGTACACGCAACTTGTCCATTTCCCGGTAAATTTCTTTGCCGAGCCATTTTACACCAACGGATTCTTCGATACACATGCGTGTGGGTCGCCATTGGTTCGCCACAGATGCGATCTTTACAGGCAATTCAAACTCGTTCCATTTACCGCGAGCCATGTCGATAATGTAAAACCGCCCACCATAAATCAAGGCAGTTATCATAACGGTGTAGTCCGCCCAACTTTTCGTTGAGTACGCTGTATCAATACAGGTGACTACCAACCCGCTCTGGGGGAGTAAATTAGAATGTATTGTCCGGCGTTCGAGCAACTCACGCGGAAATTTTACCGTGTGTGCTCTCGTCGGATCGTTCAGATATTTAATTGCGAAGCCTTCAGCGTCATGCATCTCTCCGCGAAGGAACTGATAAGTTAATTGGCCGGGAACATTGAACCATAACTCATAATCCGACTCCGTCATCTCACTTTCAACTTTACCAGCTTTCACTGCGGTAGCATTTGGCCACCAGCAAGGACGCAGATAAACTTTCATGTTGATGGGGTCGCCGTTCTTCTCGCAGACCTTTATGTGCTTCATGTCCTGACCGTACGTATCCTCGGAATCGTACCACGTTCCGATTTTATCGTAGAATCCGTAGGGATGGAGCATCGCTTTGTTGATGCTGACTTGCTTGTTGACGTTGATAATTCTATCTACTGTTCGGCTGTTTTCATTAGTTACAACGTCATCTAACTTCATGATGCCCGCGTGCCAACCGGATAAGTTCTGATCTATAGATGCCGCCCAAACGGTGGAACCTGTGCCTTGAACGGAACTGGCAGGCGTATCAAATTCAGATTCTCGACCATCATCTTTGTCGATACAATGTTCCGCGAATAGGACCTGAAACATGAACGGAGTATCATCGTCTAGAGTTCGAGGTTTGATAGCTTTCTTCGTCGCAAACAGGTTGACATCATCCATTGTTCCTTCTTCGAGTTTGAAGAAGCCTTTGATTTCGCTGACGAAGTCTTTCGCCAATTGCAACACACCTGTGAGGATGATAACCGTTACCTCAGGCCAGCAAATCACATACTGTACCGTATCCGCCATGTCTATTGAACTTTTGAACCCACCACGAGGAACCAATAATAAACGTTGCTTCTGCTCAACATACTCTTGAGCAAACTGTTTGAAGGTTTTTACTGTTGGGTCTTTTCTTACGAAGAAAGAATTGCAGATGCCCTGATGGGTATCATGCGTCGTACCATCGATCCAAGTATATGTTTTGTCGGAACAGTCGCGATACTTTTCCAAAAGATGGCATAGTGCAAAAAGATTTGTTTGGGCCATGAATCTGTAACGCAACATGCGATTTAACGTTTCAGGGTCGTCGTCAATGACTACTTTATAGGACCGACAAACGTCGAGTACACGCTGCTGGTGTACCTGTTTCATCCGGGTAAAACTGGCCAACGCCCCCTTATCCATTTCTTCAGGAGACATTCCTAAATGTTGATAATCCTTATCCAACAGGTGCTTCTGAAACCAACTCTC